AGAGTGATTTTCTGATCTGAAGTGGTAATAACGAATGGATTAATTAATTTACAATCAGGTTGTCCAATATCTACTGCGGCAACCTCTTGAATCTCACTGATCAGAAGTTGCTGTGTCGTCGTCAGTGCTATCACTTTGACCGTTTTGTCCGCCATCTTTTAAAACTCCATCTTCATACATTTTTTTTAACTGAGGCATTGGCTCAACAATAGTTATAACCCAATCTGGTGCAACTGGAATCTTTTCCTGATTTGTTAATGGTAACCAAGGTGTTAATTGTAATTGACAAGGAGTTTTTCCTTTATTCCCATCATCCTTTGCCAAAACTTTAACAACACAAGGATTTACAAAGAAATATCCTACAACTTTTTCATCCAGAATCATCTCCTGAATGTCAGCAATAACATCTTCTCCTGATTTTAACAGAGATAGTTTAACAGTCATTTCTAGATTTTACCTTTCTATATTATACTCTTTTTTATTCTTTACGTCAACATCAAATTCTAACTCCATTTGATATCCATCCACTTCAGTATAAAAATCTTCTACATCCCAACCCTTACGTCGATGAAACATATACAAGGTTCCATCAGGTCTTTTATACCAAAAAGTATGATCATGAGGATTCAACAATAGCATCTTCACTATAGGATAATGATCTTCATGACCTATCTCTTCTGCTGTAAGAATTTTTATCTCTTCACGTCGTGAGCGCATCCGTCCCCTGTATAATCATCACTATCATAATACCCTCCTTTGGTCCCAAAGTAAAGCGTTATCAATACAAAGGGGAAACAGGACCAAAGGAGGATATCAGCTAGATTCATAAGAAATCCTTACGTGCATGATGATCGGGAACTATTTTTCCAAGTTCCACAGTAAGAAGTCCATCTGCGAAATCAACGGATCGTACTTCACAATCCTCAGAAAGAGTCCATGCACGTTTGAAAGAACGTGTGGCAAGTCCTTTGTGGACAACTTCTCCTACTGTTTCTTTTTCTTCTTTAGTGCCTTCCACATGTAATTTTCCATACTCTGTGTAGACATTAATTTCTTTCTTTTTAAAACCAGCAAGTGCGATTTCAATTTTGGATTCAACATTATTTACTTGAATCACATTATATGGTGGATAATTGGAATTAGTATCCAAATCAAAAAAACGATTGAGATAATCATCCATTCCTATGCTGTTTCTTTGAATCTTATCCAGTAGTTCTGGAAGATTGGCAGCATGATACCTGGCTAGTGTGCCCATGATTGTAGCTCCTTTACTAAGCGAGTTTGGTTGTGTGAACCCTCTCGGCGTTCATCTATATTTATAGCACAGAATCAAAATTTAAGAGTTCGGTATCCCCCATATTTTGTCACAATACTCTCTAATAGATCTATCAGAGGAGAAGAAACCAGACTTAGCAATATTGAATAATGACATTTTATTCCATCTATCACGATCCTTCCATGCACTACTTACACGATCATGAGCATCAAGATAATCAGAAAAATCGGCTAATACACAAAAAGGATCATGATGTAAAAGATTAGTAATTAAAGGTTCAAACATATTTCTATCACCATGACTAAAATGACCACCTCTAACAAGATTAATCACTTCCCACAGTTCCTGCGATATATAATGTTCAGGATTATAACCATCCTGCCAGAGTTTGGCTATGCCAACTTCATCGTTTCCAAACAAGAAGAAATTCTCTTCACCTACAAGATCACGTATCTCTACGTTAGCACCATCAAGAGTTCCGATAGTAACGGCACCATTCATTTGAAACTTCATATTCCCTGTTCCTGATGCTTCCTTACCTGCAGTAGAAATTTGCTCTGATAAATCAGCAGCAGGATATACTTTCTCACCCAGTTTAACACTATAGTTTGGTAAGAATACTACACGCAACTTACCATCCATATCAGGATCACTATTAACAACTTCTGCTATATGGCAAATAAAAGAAACAATTAATTTTGCCATATAATATCCAGGTGCTGCTTTCCCACCAAAGATTACAGTGCGTGGAACATAATCTCCACCATTTTTAATACGTAGATACTGAGTAATTACTTGAAGAGCAAGTAAATGTTGCCTCTTATATTCATGAATTCTCTTCACCTGTACATCAAACATACTAGAAGGATCAACAGATATACCAAGGTTATCAAAGATATACTGTGCTAAGTGATGTTTTCCTAGTAACTTAGTTTCACCAATTTTCTCCAATAATGAAGAATCAATTTTACTTTCCAATAACTTCAAAGAATCCATATGAGTAATCCAGGTGGGACCCACATACTCATCTAAGACTTCAGTAAGAGGAGAATTACACGAAGCTATCCATCTTCTAGGAGTAACTCCATTAGTAATATTAGTAAACTTATGAGGCCATAGTCCATAAAACTCCGGCATTAATTGCTTCTTAATAAGATCAGAATGCAATTCTGCCACACCATTCACATGATGAGAACCTACAGTTGCAAGATGTGCCATACGAACTGACTTATTACCATGCTCATCAATAATAGATAACTTCTCTAAGATTGAATCATCTCCAGGATAATTAAGTCTTACTACTTGAAGGAATCTACGATTAATCTCATAGATAATCTCCATGTGGCGAGGAAGTAAAGTCTTAAAGAGTTTAAGATCCCACTTCTCTAATGCCTCTGGTAAAAGAGTATGGTTAGTATAAGCAATAGACTTCGTGGTTATTTCCCATGCATCTTCCCATTCTATATGACGTTCATCTACAAGAAGTCTCATCAACTCTGCTACTGCAATAGAAGGATGAGTATCATTTAGTTGAACTTGCCAATGATAAGGAAAGTCTTCTACATCATATCCACGACGTTCAAGACTATTAATCATATCTTGAAGGGAAGCACTCACAAAGAAATATTGTTGCTTTAATCTCAAAGTCTTACCTTGATCTGTACCATCATTAGGATATAACACTTTGGAAATAGTTTCTGATGTAACACTTTGTTCTACAGAACCAAGATAATCTCCTATGTTAAATGCATAAAAATCAAATGTTTCCGTAGCATCTGCTCTCCATAATCTTAAACGATTACAAGAGTTAACTCTATACCCTAATTGGAGTACATCATAAGGAACAGCAACCACTTGTTCTTCGGGTACCCACCTTACTCTATAGTTTCCTCTATCAGAAACATAGTTCTCCACTTTACCACCAAACCCAACAAAAACAGATTCATCAGGTTGACACAATTCCCATGGCCATTCTCCGTGCAACCAATTATCAGTGACTTCTATCTGCTGATTATCTCTTATCTGTTGCTTAAATATTCCATATTTGTAACGAATACCATATCCGGTAGCAGGAACCTTTAAGGTCGCTAGAGACTCCATATAACAGGCAGCCAGACGGCCTAAACCACCATTACCTAGTCCAGGTTCTTCGGCTACATCTAATATCTTTGGTAGAGATTGTCCGTATTCTTCTAATGCTTCTTGTGCTTCTTCCTGTATTCCCAAATTAAGAAGATTATTATTAAGTTGAGGTCCTATTAAAAACTCTGCGGAAAGATATGCAACTTCCTTATCTGCAGGTGGTTTATTTGCTAACCAATAAGACATCATCTGATCTCTTACAGCATAACTCAATGCCATATAAAAATCATGTGCTGTAGCAATTTCTGGACGTTTTCCTAACGTATAGAAAAGACGTTCTTTAATACCATTATAAAGATTGTTCACTTTAAAAATTTTTTCCCACGAGGATGACGAGTGAATCTTCTCCGCCCATGCATATGGGTTAAGTAGAAGTTGGAGTAGTTAACAATCACCAAAAGAATTAATAATATAGTGTTAACCATTTACTCCTCCGAAGTTTTACCTTTCTTACCTATATTATACTTCTGTTCCAAAATCCAATCACCTTTATCTTTAAACGATAACACTTTGATTTGATTTAATGGAGCAATATCAGCAACAGATTCTGCCTTCACCACTGATATGAGACCCCAATCAGCAAGAAGACGAGTAATACGATTCCGACGCTGAACGTCGTTAGCAGTAAGATTAGCGTGTTTACCATCGAGCGCAAATAACTCCTTAAAATGCACGATATAATATCTACCCTGCTTATGCAGTATGTGGCAAGATTGATAAAGTTTCTTTTCCTTTCTCGACGCTACGCCAATTCTTGTAAGTGTTTCTCTAACCTTTAGAAAATCATCTGGTTGTAAAAGAGTTACTTCCACCATCTGGTCCTGAGACCATTTTACTTCAGGTTCTACCGTAGTAGTCATTTGGATCCTCCAGTTTCAAGTCGTTGTTTAATGTAATTGATTTGTTCAGGGGTTAATATCTTTAAAGCATTAGATGCTTTTTCGTTACTATAACCATAGTATTGTTTAATGATTTCGAG